GTTTAGACGACCATGATCGACCGGGTTAAAGCCTTTTTGATCACCTTGACAGGGTTCGCCCTGGCGCTGCTGCCTACCGGCTGGCTGCAAGCGTGCGCCCCCCTGCCGTTGTGTATTTCATTTGCGTACGAATCCTACACCTACAAACCTCTGGCCATAGCGGACGTGCTCACGTCCACTACTGTCCCTGACATCGAGACTGTCCCCACTCATGTCCCCGTGTACCAAGATTGGTCGAGAGTGATCCCGGTGGTCACTCTTTACCTCTCCGTAGCACTCCTTGCTGACCCCGCATCCCAGGTCGGCTTCCTCGCCCTCGTCACCCTCGTGGTCCTCGCTGACTATGTTTCCCTCGTCTTGCGCAGGGCCCGCCAAATTCTAGCCTTCCGTGAGAGGTACCCCTTCCTCGGGAGGTATGAGGTTTGGTATCGTGATGAGTTGCTACAGGCCGGCACTCCTTTCCTTCCCCCTGTGCCGCCTCCCATCACCCCCGGTTTTTGCTGGGTTTCCCAATTCTTTCCGACGGTCAACCTTGCCAAGCCCTCTCCTGCGGATGCTCAGCTGTTGCTACAGTTCTTCGGACCCGACTGTTCGTGGAATTATTTCGCCAACGGTTGGATACCGACGCGGGAGTTAGTTTGCTACATGGAAGAATTTGGTCAAACCACCATCTGCCTCGCTAAGGTGTCCGATTCCATCTACCATATCCACACTGGTCCTGGTGGTGTGCCGGTCTCGCTCGACCATGTTCGCAACCTTCCTCCTTGCTGGTTCGGGATGAGCCCTGAGTTCTTCTCGGACTCCGCGCTTAAGTCCGCCGCTTACGGATTGCACATCGGAGACTATGCCAACTTGCTGCGTGCCTCTAAGGAACAATGTCCCTATTACGTCCCTGAGAAGATGATGCACCATTTGGTAGACTATGGAATTAACCCACCTGCTCCCCTGGCCGAAAGGCATTCACACCCTGTCCATTACGCCTATCGCGTGCGCAATCGCAAAGCCGCATCCTACCTGCTAGCCAACCAGGACTGGTACGGACTGTTCTGCAGCAGCCGCGCCGTTCGCGACGTACAGACGACGTCTGGTGTGAATGTGCCCTTGGACACTTTCAATCCGCACTACGAGGCCAAAGATCTCTCTCGCTGGCCGAGTGCCTCCGCTCCTGCAACTTTCGCTCCCAGTTCTAAGGCTCCTGTGTGGTTTATTGACGACGCGCTGCACCACCTCTCCAACAGCGCCGTGGGCGCATGGTTCGACGAGCATCCTACGCTCCGCACTGTGGTAGCCACCGTGGTCATCCCCCCGGAAACGGTTTTTGGTTTACCAGCATTGACACCCGACCTGTACAATTTCGAGACCATCCATACGCCGGAAGGCCCCCGACTGATGTACATCGCCGAAAATGACAATGCCGGGCACTACTTACAACCGGTGGACGCTCATCGTTGGTTGACCGCCACGCGACTTATCACCCCTCGAAATGAGTGTCTACACGTGTCTATGGTCCACCAAATTCGAGCGCATGCTGTCATCGTCATCTCTCGCCCCCAGCACTTGGTCCAAACTCACCGGGTGCAGGACCTCCCTCCTGTGACCACCATCAGCTGGTTCACCCATCCCACTGGAAATACTTACGAGCGGCTCACGACGACGTCTTTGCTTACGTCCCTGGTTCATTATGCTTCCCGTGTCACGGCCACGAACCAACGCGACTTGTACAGCAAGGTAGCGCAACATGCAAGCATTACGTACGATAAAACTAACAGCAGCTTTATCCGTGCGGCCGTGCTGGAAGCTACCACCACGCGGATGCTGGACTTCAAAACCTCTCCTTCACGTTTGGACACGGTTCTGATGCGACTAACATACTACGTCGGACTGCCCTTTTACTCGTTCACCTGGTTGGTTCATTCAACGAATTCGCGACTCTTTGGTCGCAGGTTTGATGTCCCAAAGATTTGGTACACCGATTGTCATTACTTGGTTTCCCACCCGAACGACGCCCCCATGCCAGGCTTGTTAGCCCCCGTCTGTTGCGCCCATGACGTCCCCTTTTGGTTCATCCCCCCAAGCGCAACTGTCGCCGCCAGGCTTGCCGTTTTCAACGCATCCGCCGTGTTATGGGTTGTGCTGAAGTTGTTGTTCCTAGCTGCTTACAAGACATTCCATATCTGGTTCCCGCAAATCCCGTGGTATGCCAATCACATCACCTACATACTTAACCTCAACTGGAACGACACCCCTGTGGGTCTCGTGTTCCTTTTGTTGGGTGTGTGGGTCGGTTTCCGCGGGCCCCGAGTTGAATTGTACCCTGCGCACAAACCCATCATTCGTTGGGTGAAGCGTGCATACGCCATGCTTTTCTTCTTACCTTGCGCAGGTGTACGTATGCCTGCCGGTGCGAGCACTTTCTACCAGCTCCTTCTACTCTTCACCTTCCTGTTCCATGAGTGGCCGCGTATGTGGCCCCCCTTCTATTATCATGAGAAAATCGGGTCTTGGGAATCTGTCCACGCCCACTTTCTTGGTGTGTTCTGGTCCTGCATCGGCATGCTAATAATCACCGCTGGAATCATCGCTTGGAGCCGGCCGTACAACGAGTTACCGCACCACGTAACTGTCGAAGAAGTCAAGGAGTCTGGGTCCCCCGTCTACTTCGACGACGACCTGAGCAGTTGGCATCCTTCAGATGTGGACTCGCGTCCGCCCACACGGCCGCCAAGCATCAAAGCACCTTCTCCCCCAGTGCGACCTCCACCGCTGCGTCGCCAGATCCCTGTCGTGCCTCAACGGCCCCACGTCGCGCGGTACGTTCCAGAAGATGTGCCGCTGCGCGACATGAACCCTCCCCGGCCAATAACACCACCACCTGGCCCCGACCCCTTGGTCCGGTATCGCCACATGCCTTCAGGTTTCGACCTACGCACCTTTTCCGCCTTGCTGACCACCCACACCGGAGTGCCTCCCATGGCCCCCACGCCTGGGCGCGACTGCGTCTGGATTTGTCTCGGAGCCGCCCTCGGCATGCCGCCCGCCGTGCTGTTCTGTAATTGGATGGCTATGCAAACTACTACCTACATCCAACGACATATCGATGGAGGTGTTCCCAGAGAAGAGCTACCTCAGGTATTTGCCCACTTTGGCCTCGGTGTAACTCTACGTGAAGCGCGCATCAATGGACATGCTTGCCCAAGAGGCAATGGACTGCAACCACGAATGCCAAGTTACAACCCACAAAATCCGCCTTTGAGCGTCCAACCACCTACTCCCGGCTGGCCTGCCGTCACGTTCTACATCACGAGTGCGGCGGACGGACAGTTCCACTTGGTTGACAACGCACAGCCTGCCACGAATATTGGCGTGCCCACCGCTCACGCCACCGCCATTGTGGGTTACGCTTCTCGTTCAGTACCCCGAGTTGAAATCATGGATGTGCTCAACGTTCCGGTGCGGGTTTACGGCCAGGCCTATGCTCGACTGCAGGGAGCTTTGCTCAACGCCGCCGCCGCGATGCACGGGGAATTTAACAACCTCGCCCAGTATCGTGCGGCGTATGCTCCCTTACCCGCCGTGCCAGTCAGAGCACAAGTTGTTCCATACCGGTTGTCTTTGGCCGATGCTCAATTGGCCCGCAATTTGGCGCAAGATTGCAAGAACCATCCTGAAGCCATGGACCTCCGAGCCAACGCCGAGAACACCGCCATCGCATTGAACACTCTTTGTAAACGATCCCTTGAGTCCATCCGTGCAGGCACCTACAACACGCGTCCTACTAACCTCCATTTCCTGGCGGGTGCCGGTGGCTCAGGCAAAACATTCGAGCTTTTACGCTACCTCCCACAAATCGCCCCCGCCGGCGGGTTCAATGTTGCCAACCTACGCTTTCACACCTGGTTCTCTGCCCTCCGTACCACGTTGGAACGCGCTGTCACTCCGCAGTACCCTTTCCTCAGGTCGACCAATTTCTCCACTGGCACGATGTGTCTTGCGCAACCACTACCTGGCGTGTTGGTCTTAGACGATGCCACGATGCTCTGGCCTGGATTCATTCCCCTTTTGATAGCCACCAATCCAGAAATCACTGATATAGTGATTACGTTCGATGCCACCCAAGGACGCGTCACCTTCCCGCACGCTGACTCCGCCAGCCGCGAAGACATCAGTACAGCCGAGTGGTTGTCCGCGATTTCCGAGAATTACGCAACCCTTATCCGCCGGTACTCTGTTGACATTTGTAACTTGTTCGGGCTGCCCGTCGTTGAACCCGAGCCTGGACAACCCGTCCGCGAAGGTAAGGTGTACATCACTTCCCAGGCCCCGCATGATGTCCCCCTGCTCGTGGTCTCCCCCCGGTTTGCGGAAACCCAGAACGCAGGAGGCCAACGCTGTCTCACCTTTACCGCCTGCCAGGGTAAGACCATTGACGGCGACGTGGCTATTGACCTCGGCGGGTTGACCGCTACCGCCACCGACGAGAATGTATGGACTGCCCTCACCCGCGCAACTGGCAACGTCTTCCTTGTACTTGGCTCCAACAGCCCACGCAGCTCGCAACTGGTTGAATCCCTTTACGGGAAAAGCCAAATTTTGTCAGCGATGCTGGCTGTCGCTGCCCGCAATCAAACTGCTGTGCTCACTGCACAAGACGATCCCGACCACTTGATCGCGCGTGCTGTGCACAACCATTTGGCACGCAATTTGTCCCCAGCGGCCTGTGCCACTTTGGGATTGCCCGTGGCTAGTCCGATCGTCGGGTATGTCAAGGAACAGTACCGCTCCCAGTGGCTAATCACCGAACGCACCGACGTGGGTGACTTCTACACCGCCCGCACCAAGCGCGGCGCAATGACTAAAGCCACTACCAACCGCCCCGCCTTCTCGAAGGACGTTCCCCGGGTAGAGCATCGAGCCGACGCCATTCGCGAACTGTTGCAACTCTACACCCCGGTTCCCAACGACTCTCGCATTGAAGCCAACTCCACGGACTACCAGCTACCCCCACCCGTAGGTTTTGAAGGCGAATTTGACCCTATTTTCTCCCATGACGAACCCGTGAACGTGGAAACTCGCGAGAAGTGCGCTCCTGGTACACGAATGTACACTCAACAGCACGTCCATGACGGCCCCAACGCGATCTTACGACACCATGCAAGCGACAAGGCAACTCAACTCATCTCTGAGGCTAAGCGCATCGTCATCGGTCAAGACACCGAGTCGCTCAACTCGTCAGAGAAGGCCCGCCTTAAACAACTCAAGCGAGGCTTCGGTAAGTTCTTCGACGTTGACTCTTGGAACTCCGCCCCGCTCGACTCTGGGCTTATGGAACAAGCAGCCTGTGAGTTCCTCGGACCTTGGGTTTCCAAACGGACCATCCGTGGCATCAAGACGTCGCTCTCTAAGGATGACCTCGACCAACTCCCAAATTGGGTGAAACTCTTCCTGAAGACACAATATGTCAAGAAGGAGGAAAAGAGGTTCGCCGACGCCACCGCTGGACAAATTGTCAGTGAGTTCCCACTTGCCAAGCAATTCCGCGACGCACAGTTCGCCCTTTACGTCGAAAAACTCGCCCTTAAACATGCCTTCCCTTCCACTTACCTTCATTCACGTGCCTCACCAGATGACATGTCCAGGTGGTATCAGGAACACTGGAAGCCGGGCCTTATTACCGCCAACGACTACACCAGTTGGGATCAAGGCTGCGACAAAGTCTTCGCCCACTTCGCCTGTTGGGTTATGACGCTCTGCAAGGTGCCGTCTGAGTACATATCTGATTACTTGTATGACCGCATCAATGTCCGCAGCTACCTCGGGCCCCACCGCACTAAACAAGAATCAGGTGACCGCTGGACCTGGCTCATCAACACCCTGGGAAATGCCGCCATCACTGGTGCCAGCCTTAACTGTCCCAAACGCACGACGGCAGCATTCTCTGGCGACGACGGCGCGGTGCTCGGCTCCTGGCGATACCAGTCTGATTTCAAACCTGCACATTGGAAAATGACCCCTAAACGCACCGTCGAGTATGAGTCTGTCTTCTGCGGGTACCACCTCGGGTTATCCGATATCTATATGGACCCTGTCGTGATACTACATCGTGCACAGAACGGTCTGGCTCTGGGTCGTAACGACGCCGAGTATTGGAATTCAATCTCCGATGCGCTGCGCGAAGTGGGTGCACGAGTTGATAGCCACAACCTTCATCTCAAGGCTGCTGAGCATTTCCTAACCAGGGCTCGTCAGATCTTTGCTCTAGCATAATTCTTCATGACCCGCAAGTCGTAAAACTGCCGAACAAACGGCTGCCAATCCGGTTCCTAACTTGGCAGAGGTAGTCTCGTCCGGCCGTGAGGCCGTAGGTATCCCGGGGTGGTTCCCGACTTGGATGCGTGACGTGTGAGGTCAACTGCCGGCCCAAATTACACACGTCTGTGACGGAAGATCATAGAGGGTCATCAAATGTTGGGCGTCCACCACCTTCAGCAAGTGGAGAATGGACCCAATAGTAAACCCCGAATGAGGAGAGTGGATGCGCCACGAAGGTTATTGCTGGGCATAACCAAACCGGACGTTCTTCCGGCACTGCAACGACTGAACGCCGTCCGGTCGCAAGCCCTCCCCCCTTGCGGCTGAAAGATACAGTCTCGCGACACCAGCGGCCCATGTCTTCCTATAACGTCGGTCCTCATACCTTTTCTACTGCTGAAGGTCTCCATTGGCGCCAACTTCTCTCCAGTAACACTGAGTTGACGCTACAAGCCATCCTTGGTGACTTACAGCACAAGACTGACGTTTACATTTATTTCAATTCTTACGATTCCGACGTCACGTGGCGGTTCTCGAACGAAGCTCAAGGTAGCTACTTGAAACGGTTTGAGCGTGACCTCGTGCCTCCTCCTGCCCAACCTGGTCAGCCGCCGAGCGATCACACTCTTGGTACCATCTTTGAGTACCACTACTACACGTCCCCCGGCTTCCGTTCGCGTTATGTCAACCGTCTTAATTCAGGACAGCGTCAGCGCTGTCTCGCCGGTTACTAATGGCATCCCTCGCGCCACCGACCCTGGTTATTGTCATCTCATTTTGTTTTCTTTGCCTTATCGCGCTCGAGCAGCTGTTGACCTTGGCCCTGATGTATCTACTTCCCGTCTCCGTTCCTACGCGTCTGAACGGAAGTTAGATACGTCATCCGCTTTCACAGTTCGCATTTCCTGGTCTTCCCGCCACCGTTCGACCATTGCCCATGTTTCCTATGCTGCTAGCGTTTTGGAAGGCCTTCCAGCCTTCATGATTCTTTCTTATCTCCCGGAGAGCGCCCTCGTCGGTATGGACGAGTCTTCTGAGGCCCGCACCGCCGTACTGCCGGCCCGTTCTGTTCCCTCCCTCACTGCCGCTCCGAGGCTGGCTGACCCTTTGCTGCGGAGGTTCCTCACCGCCGGGACCCCACTCAAGTTCACCAAGGGAGCCATGCACATGTCCGAAAGTCCTTTCGTTGGCACCGCGATTACGTCCTGGGCCAAGTACTTTCCCGTTGTACATGTCGTCTGGTTGCGAGCTCGCTTAGTTCCCGCGTCTGGTTCTTGCCTTGCTGGGGTTTCTCTAACCTTTTGCTGGTTTGGTGGCCAGGAAACCAAACCCGCCAGCGCCGAAGACTGCCTCACCTTTCCCACCGCGGATGTGTTCGTAGGTGGCCCCCCCTCCGTTGGTGCATTGTCCCCCGGATTTGTCACAGAGTGCGACTTTTCCGCGGGGTTTTCCCACCGTGTGAAGCCAGAGCCCGACCTTGTCGGTTGCCCTCGCTTCTACCGCCACGCCGACCCCATTCCGTTCGGCGCCAACACACCGGACGATTCTATCGTCTACCGGATCTATTACGAGATGCTCCTAGACGCCCGTCTAGAGGCATCAGTTTGATCCTACACTCTCTCATAGTTCCTGTTAGTTCGCGTTTGCAATTTTCGTACATCTAACTTGGTCCCACTGGCACGTGCCCGTGGAAGGATCTATGTGATCGACC